TTATGCTTGTTGCGCCGGATAGGTACTCTCCCCCTTGTTCCTTTAACTCGTCTATAATCTCTGGAGTAGTAAACCCCGCAAACTTTTCATCTAAATAGTTATCTATATTACCAAATAGGTCTGTTGCTGGTTTAAAGACTGCCTTAACAGCGTCTGATGTTGGATCTACGAGATAATCTCCTACGAACTCATCAACTGATTTAATTACGTTAGATGTCGGATCAACAATGTAATCTTCTAAAAACTGATCAACGGGTCTTATAATTCCTTGATCTACGGGTTTTATTATGTTTTCATCTACCCACTCAATGGGGTCCATGCCCTCTTCTTCCGCTTTTTCGTTAATAACATCTATGTCAGGAGTTTTTACATCTTCAGTCTGACCAAGACCGCTTAAATCCACATTAACTTGTGGTAATTCAAATGATCCAAGTAACGCCGGTAAAATACTATTTTTTTTATCTAAAAGAAAACCGCTAGAGTATCCTGTTACTTCTGGAAACCCAGCCACTGTCGGTGCATCTGGAGCATCTCCAAATTGTGTTATTGCAGAGTCAGGTATATCAAGAATACTACTTGACATTTCTGATTACCTCATCATAGTTATTCTTCAAGTTGAGGAGCATTTCCAGTAAAGCCACTTTCCCCTGCAGCTGGCGCAACTCCGGTTCCAATTGTGCCGTTACCAACCCCCGAATTGTCAGTTGGTGGAGATCCTTGAGGTACTCCTCCAGCCCCTCCCACGCCCGCTTGTTGTTGACCAGCGGGGTCACCTTGTGTGCCTGTTCCTTGTTGAGCATTTTGTAAACCTTTCAGCATCTCTGCATAAATTGCTGCTTCATTCATGTCATTAACCAACTTATCCGGGTCTATGTCTTGCGATATAGCTAATTCTTTTATAAGATTAGGTATTTTGATAAACGGTGCAAGCATAGGGTTTGCAACTGTCTGAAGTAACGCTGTCAGTCTTTGAGTGCGAACTTCTTTTTGCATGACAGCCGCTGCACCACGTGGTTTTATTTCTAAATCTCCTTCAATATCCGGTGCGTCATCTTTAAACTGCATGTTCCATTGAAAGTAAGACTCACCTAAAGGCTTGAGCAAATAGTCATCAACATTTTTAATTACTGTTTTCATTGACAGACCTGCTGAACCTAATAGCATAGACAGCCCAGCTGCTGTTCTCCCTGTACCCGTGACTCCAGTTTGACCGTGCATGATGGAGGGTATACCTGTTTCTTCGTCTGCCAACTGTCTTGCGATCTGATACATTTGAATATTCTCGCCCGCTGTGTTAGGAAACTTTAGGCCGTTGATAGCGGTTCCTGTAACTCCCGACTGTCGTCGGAAGATCTTTCCGGGGAATATGTCAAAGTTTTGACCGGGCACTAATGATGCCTCATCAACGTCAAACACAAGATTACCTGCTAAAGCTAAGTTATCTATAGCCATACGCATGTGACCATTCATCAGTAACTGTGCGTCTTCCATGTTTTCGGCAACGCCAACACCAAATATGTTGTATGGATTAATTTCAAACGGTAGTGCATAAAACGGTATACGTGCTGGAGTAAACGGATTTAGCACACAACGTAGCACTGTCGGACCACTAATCCATGCGTTGATTTGAACTTGGTCTAGATCCTCCATTCCGCTCGGAAGCTCCATACCTATTTGTTTTGCAAAGTATGCGTCTAGTACGCCCCAGTATTCTAACACTTCATATCTGTTATCCTGATACGCAGGGTCGTTCTCATCATTACGAACAGTGTCTTCATAGTATCTGTCAGTGTAGTTAGGGCCGTAGGCCACAACATCTGCTATTGCTTCTTTATCAAAGTAAGGTTTGTTCTGCAGCGCGGTTATCTGCTGTCTATTCATACGGTGTCTCTGAATCACATATTCTGCATCTTCGAGACTTGTGGCTGAGGGATCTGGGTTAAAATCCCAGACAGATACGGG